CGATCTTGCCAACGGATCGAGCTACATCCAGTCGCAAGCTTGGACAGAGTCAGCGAAGGAAATCGACACTGTCAGAGGGCAATTGGAAATACGGTGGCAAGGCGTCTTTTGCGACGAGATACTTGGCTAGCAAGTTTGAGAACGCCGTGATCTACGCGGCGGCCGTATTGGTCGCCGCGATGGTGATCGGCGCGGCGTGGTGGATATTGACCTGAAGCAAAGAGGGCAACATGGCAAACGTGAAAGTGGTCGAGCGCGAGCCCGACGAGAAGCCTGCACCAGAAGCTACCAGCGGCAACGTGACGGTGCGTCTCTACAAGCCGATCAAGGCGCTGGACAAGACGCTCAGCGAACTGACCTTCCGCGAACCGACGGCGCGGGATATTTACGAGTGCGGCAATCCTGTTGAGATGGACCCGCGCACCGGGCAGATGAAGTTTGATCCGGTGATTGGTGCCGAGATGATGTCTCGGCTCGGTGGCATCCCTGTCGGGTCGATCACGGTTCAGATGTCAGCCAAGGACTTTCTGAACTGCCAATGGAAGATCGTCCCTTTTTTCGTACCACAGGGAGAACCGCCGCTGAAGCAAGAAACAGAATCTTCATGATCGTGATCGAGCTTGCCAAATATTACGGCATCGATCCCGACATCATGTTGGACAAGCCGATCCCGCATTTGTTTTGGCTCAAGTGGAAGACCTTCGAGTATGCGGAGATCGAGGCCAAGGCGCGTCGCGCACGAGATGAAGATTGATGGCTAGTCAGCAGGAAGTCGTTCAACTCGTTGCGACCGCCATCGATCAGGCGACCCCGACGCTTGTTCAGCTTCGGACGCAAATTGAAGCGCTACAGCAAAGCGCGACTGGGCTCAGTTCGAGCACGCGTCAGACGATGGCGAGTGCTGTTCGCCAGATCAATGCGCTGACTGGAACTGTGCCCGGCATGCGCAATGTCGTCGGCGGCATGAATCAAGTTGCTGGGGCTGCCGGTAAGATGGCCTCGGGATTTTCGGAGGCAGCGAAGTCGCTTGGCGCTGAATTGCTGCCCTATATCACGAGGTCAGTAGCTGCGGTAACCGCTGCCACGATCAGCATACGGCAATTTAATAACCAGTTAGAGAAGACGCGCGATGTGACGCGTCTATCCGAGGCGACCGAGGTAGCGCGTCGGACGATCAAGGGCTTGCAGGCTGCGGCAGAGGAAGCTGGCATCCCCATCGAACAAATGCGGGGGATGATCACTGGGCTAAGCAAAGACTTCCAAGATATGCGCTCGGGTAGCGGTGGCAAGCTATTCGAAGGATTTAGGAACGTCCCATTTGGCAACGCTCGGGCCGCCATGGCCGAGATGACCAAGCTGCGGGACCTGCGCAACCGCAATCTGATTAACGACCAGCAGTTCGCGGACAGATCGCTCGACGTTTGGGCGAAGTTCATCAAAGACCTTGAGAGCGATGTCGGTCCGGCGGAAGCGGCGCGCATCCTTGAACGGAATTTCGGACAGGATGCCGCGTGGGTCAGAGCGCTTAAGGGCGGCGGCATCACATGGCTGCAAAAACTTGCGGACCGGATCAAGGAGTTCGATCCCGAGGCGGTCAAAGCTTACGACAAGGCATGGCGCGAACTGAGTCTAGGTCTGAGCAATTTTAGCGCTGAAGTGCTGGGGCCGTTGCTGCCGAAGATTACCAAGCTGATCACGCTGGCTGCGGACATGATGAATGCCCCGCCCGGCGAGTATTGGATGATCGATCAGTTGCGTGAGGCTAGCAAAGAGTTAGCCAAGTTTGTCGACAACGTGCTGCCGCGATATTTCGAGCAAGCCAAGGTTCTTTGGGAGGAAGCAAAGAAGTCCTACGAGGGCAAGCCAATTGATTGGATGCGAGTCTTCGGCCTCGATATTTTTCAGAAAGACTTGCCGGATATGGTTAAGACGGTTCTCGATGAACTGGCAGATTTCGGCAATCAAGTCTTCCGCTTTTGGGAACAGTTCAAACTCAAGATCGGCAAGGGATCGCAGGAAGCATTTGATGCTGCACGCAAGGAAGAACTTGAGGCTCGACGAAAGCGCCGCCCACTGCCTGAAAGTGAAGAGGAGGAATATCAGGGACTTCTGAAGAAGAATCTGCCGCGCATGCGGCATTTCGACAGAAGCAAACTTCCGACCGGTCAGGACGAGGCAGCGGCAGGTTTGTACGGACCGGAAGCGCAGCGTCGCGCGTTGGAGGCGATGGGTACTCCGCAAGCGCCGCCGCAGACTCAAGAACAAGCTAACGAAGAAGCGCGAGCCCTGGAAGGCGCGGCCGAGCGTCGAGCAAGAGAGCGCGCCGAGCGTCGCAGGCTACGCATGCGGCCACAGTCGGAGATAACGCCGTTAGCGCCGGGGACCATCCCAAACATCGGCGATCTGTTGAGTGGTCAAGCGCAGTTCTTTGCTGGCAGCGGTGGTGAGGCCGACTCCAAATTCACCGCACCGCCGGGCGGCGGCATCATGGCGAACGCGCCATACTCTACGAACATCGAGGATCGTCGGCTCGAAAACGAGAACACGCGCGCAACGAACGACCTCACGCAGGAGGTTAAGAAGCTGAGCGAAACTTTTATGCGTTTCGCAGGCACTAGCTTTCCCGCCGGTACTGGCGGGGCATACGGCGGTGGAGAAGGCGGTGTGCCCGGTGGTGCCGCTGCCGGTCCCGGTGGCGGTGGCGGTGCACAGGGCGGCGCGCAGCCGATGGGACGGCTTCCCGACTATGGTGGCACGGGGACGAGGCCAGCCCCTATCATCCCTGGTGCGCCGCGACCGACCGATCAGTTTACGCCCGGAGGCGGCAATATCGGTCCTGAACCGTTTCAGTTCACGCCATCTCCGCGCAACAGCGAGATCATGGGGCAGGCCGGGAGGGACCAAAATCAACAGGCCCAAGCCGCGCAAGCGAATATGCAGCGCTACATCGCTGGCATCGGTTATTTGGAGACGAGCTTTAACGCGCGTGAAGCGGCCAAATCCGAAGCGGGCAATACCGGCTTCTACAAGTTCAATGCGACAGACGCGCGTCGTGCGATGAAAGCGGGGCTTCCCGACCCGCGCGCGGGATCGCTGGAACAGCAGACCGTAGCGACGCAACAATACATTGAAAAATTTTATCCGAAACAGGCAGCACAAATTAAAGCTGGCAATTTTGAAGCGGCGAATGCGAGTTTGAACAAGTTTTGGGTTTCGCTTCCCGGAGGTTCCCAGGCGCAGCATGCCAAGCGCTATGCGGAATACAACGCTATTCTCGCCGGTCGTTCGAGCCATGAAGGAGCGCGAGTTGTTTCTGGCGCCTCTCCCGAAGGGAAACCGGCGCAGACGCCTGGGCAGTCGCCGATCCAGATGGCACAGGTTCGACCGGGAGAACCGGGGGCTGTTCCCGCCGGGGTGTTCTCTAAGGAGGCGACACAGCTACCCCAATTCAAGGAACAGGTTGGTGCGCTGCCAGATCAAAAGGACCGCCCGCATCGCATCCAGGGGCAATTGCAAGTTGGTGAACAGACTTTTCCGTATGCAACTGGCGGTGCTGGACGCGGTTCCACTCCTTATGGCACCTACCCTGTTGATTTTCAAAACATCGGAACGAAAGGTCGAACTGTGTTGGGATCAGTTGCGAGTGTCGGTCCCGGCGGAACGATAGTCGATCCAAAATTTCCCGGCGTGCCTCGTGAGGGAATTCAAATTCATCCATCTTCTGCTCGGACACTGGATAGACTTTATACACAAGGTTGCTTCGGCATCCCGCGTGACCAGTGGCCTGCGGCCAAGACTGCGATCCTTGCGGAGGCGGCCAAGAACCCGCAGGGCCTTAACCTGACACTCGGTCGAAACGGCATGGCACGCATTGCTGGCAGACAAGTCACGCCAGCGGCTCCTATAACTCAACTGGCAACTGCACCTGTCAGCCCTGCATTCGCCGGTCCTGGCGCGCCCGCCGGTGCATTGCCGGGCACACTGTTTGATCCGCAACGGTTTGGGAACATTCCTGCGGAAAGTCTTAAAAGAACGGAGGCGCCACAGCCGCTTGGTTACGGGTTCTCCGGCGCCTCGCTTCCAAAAGAAGAAGAACCTGAGCGTCTCGGTGCTGGTTTCTCTGGTGCTGCCCTCGAACCCGGCTCGCTCGCCAAGAAAGCCGAACCGATCCAAGTGAACGGCAGCGGCACCATCGATGTCAACGTGAGGGCGCCGCGCGGAACGAGCGTGCGAGCCAATGGCGATGGCATGTTCACGAAGGTCAACATGAACCGACGAAACGCCGAAGAGCCCGCTGCGCAAGGACCGCCAGCCGAAACGCCTGCCCTTCAGAGCATGGAAGAGTAAACGATGCGCATCACCGATCTTCCGGCACAGTGGCGGCAGCGGCTTACGCTCGCGCAGTTTCGCAACGCGTTCTTCCACGTCGAGCGCGACAGCAGAGGATCGGGCCGTCGCGTTGCGCTCCATGAGTTTCCGAAGCGCAACCAACCTTATGCCGAAGACATGGGTCGCAAGGCGATCCGCTATACGTGTCAGGGTTACATCATCGTGTCGCCGTTCGAGACCGATTACATCCCGGCACGTGATGCGCTCTACGATGCGCTCGAAGCTGACGGTCCCGGCATCTTGAAGCTTCCGACGTTCGAGCCCTTAGAGGTTATGGTCGAGAGCTACAACGTCAGCGAGACCCGCGAGAAGGGCGGTATCGCGATCTTCGACATGCAATTTGTCGAGCGCGGCAAGCCGCTTTCCTACGATGTGCAGCCCGATACTGAGCAACAGGTCGGCACCGCTGCGCAGCAAACGACCGCACCGCCGACCGGGGCTTTTCGGCTGATGATGGTCACCGGGCGCACTGGGCGCACGCAGTTCTTCCCAGACACCGACTACTTTGACGCAACGCTGGGAACAACCTTCGGCACACAGGTTCTCCAATTTGCTGGCGCTACGGTTACAGAGCGCGACATCGAGGCGACGTTCGATCAGCTTCAAACGATCCAGCGTGGAGGCTTGCTCGGCCTCAATCAACTATTCCTATTCCCTGATACATCGCTATCGCCACCATCGCTGCCATCGCTATTCCCAGCAGTGCCCGGCTTTTGATCGATGACACACGCAGAGATGAGTGATGCGCTTCGAATCCTCGGCGCGATGCTCGATGCCCTGCTCGCCACGCTTGAGGGCAACGTCGGTCGCAGCTTCATGGGCGCGCGTAACGCGATCAGCGTCGTGCGCGTGGACGGCGAGGATATGATCAACGACGGCACGCTCGGCGATCCGCTGATCGATTGCTTCACGCTTTGCCGCGAGGCTGGTGCCACACGTCTCGGCATGGATGGCGTCCGGGTGGCGATGGGTAATTCGAGGCCGAAGCATTTGACCGGCATCCAGATCGCGGCGACCGGCTATTTCCTCGCGTTGAATGAAGAGGCCCGCATTCTCGCGGCAACCGAGTTCACGTCACGCGACGAAATCGACGCGATGATCTTGGCCATGAACAAGGCGTTCGAGCCAGCGGAAGAATACGCTGCGAGCGCCATTGCCGATCCGCACGTCTATCAGGGACTCGTGGGGTTGCACTCAGCGGTGACTGCGCATCTCACGGCTCGCGCCAGACCGCTCCCGCGCATGTTGAAGTACCAGTTCAACAACCGGATGCCGAGCCTCAAGCTCGCGATGCGCATCTACGGTGACGCGCGCAGGGCCGATCAACTTCGCAATGAAAATCGTGCAGTCCATCCTTTGTTCATGCCCGCTTCCGGCAGGTGCTTGAGTGCCTGACGACTCAATACAATTCATCCCGACTGCGAACACGGAGCGGATGACGCTGATTGTGCGTGGTGTGCAGTATGATCGCTGGACCAGCGCGCGTGTGACGTTGCAGGTTGATGCGCCGTTCCAAGAGTTTCAGTTTTCGGCGAGCGAGCCGCTCGATATCCACTTTGACTGGGATAGCTGGCACATCATTGTTGGTGATCCATGCACGGTGCTCGTTGGTGGCTACGTTGCGATCCAGGGCTTCATCGATATCCGTGAAGCGTACTTCGATGCGAACTCGCACGGCGTAATGTTCTATGGCCGATCCTATCCCGCCAACGCATACGAATCGAGTGTGCGGATGGAGGGGCAGAGCGAGGTTCAGCTTATCAACGCCACGCTGACACAGATCATGGAGCGGGCGCTTGAAGGGACTGGGACATCGTTCTCCGCCCCGGATGATGATGGGACGATCTTCCCGAATTTTTCGATCTCGTTTGGTGAGACTCCTTGGAACGTCGGCGAGCGTCTCAAGCGCTACATTCCGGGATTGCGCATCACCTGTGATGCGGTGAATCGAAGATGGGTGGCGCGCTCGGCGTATCTCAGCGGCGGTCGCGCAACCTTTGTCGAGGGTGAGAATATCAAAGCGGCGCGGGCGACCATCGATGCTCGGGGATGGATGGAAGTGGTTCACTCGCTTGGTCAGCGTCCCAATCGCGACGAATTTCAGAACCCAAAAGACTCTAACGAAGTCGAAGGCAGGGCCGAAGACGGCACACTGCCGGAGACAGCCAAGCCTCGGTACTACGCGCTTCCGTTGCCGGACCCCGCCACACCGAAGATGGCCAACGGTGCCGCGCAACATGAGATCATCAAGCGCGGCGAAGACATCGTGCACTGTAGTGTAACCGTGTATTCGTGGTTCGAGCGCAGCGGTGAGCCGTTCCAGCTTTATGGGCAATATACGGTGAACTCGCCGATGCTCGGCATGAGCAGCAATCCGTTATGGGCTCGGCAAGTCGTGTTTGAGCAAAACGATCCCGGCGGCAGCACGACAACGGTCGAGCTATCGAGCAAGAGCGCACTGAGCAACGCGGCGCACCCACCGGCCGCCATCGGTTCTCTAGGACCGGGCACGAACTACGCGGGACAAGGCGTGCTCGTCAGCAGCATCGTAGGACAGGGGCGATCAGCATGAGAATGACACCGCGCGCAACTTCTCATCGCGCAGTTTTGAACTTCGGCCGGACAACCTTTAAGGGTTCTTACGGTGATCAATACTCGATGCAGCAATTCGAGGGAAATGGCTTCGCAGGCGAGGGCATGAAGAACACCGAGCGGCCGGAAAACTACGGCTTTCACTCGGTGCCGATGCAAGCCAATGAGAGCGGCGGACCCGAAGGCTTCATGTCTGCTCACGGTGGTAATCCCGGCCACCGCATCGTGAGTCATATTTCGGATCGCCGCCATCAGCCGCTCAAAATGCCCGATGGGGCGAGCTTTCAGTACAACGCCAACGGCGAAGGCAGCTACGTCGACCCCAAGGTTGGTAGCTTCCTTATCGCAGGCGGCTCCGGGGGCGGCTCTGGCGGCAGTCTGTTGAGCACCAGCGAGGTGCTGACCCCGGATGGATTCAAGAACATCGCGTTGTTGAAGATCGGGGACAAGGTCATCAACTACGACAGAAACTTGCAGAAGACCGGGGAAGCCACGTTGATCGCAACCCAATCTCACGAGTCGGAAAAGAAACTCGTTGAGTTGAAATATGCCAATGGCTGCCTACGCTGCACCGACGATCACAAGATTTGGTGCGAGACGAGGTATGACTATGTCGCCGCTTCGACTCTGACCAAGGGTGAGAAAATCCGGGTCAACGCGACGGAGTTTGCGCGAATTGAAACAGACCCGGTCGTGTTGCGTCTGACCAACACGAAAGTCTTTGAGATCGAAGTTGACAACAACAACAATTTCTTTGCCCGCGAAGAGGGAACTACCACGACCATCTTGGTTCACAACCAAGCGACCGGTGGCGGTAGTGGCGCTCGCGCATCGCTGCGCCATGTCGAGAAGCAGAAGCAACCGCGCAAGTTTGGAGCGCTTCCCAACCACGGCAGCGGCGGCGGTGGCGCACAGCAAGGTCAACAGGGTCAGCAATACAAGCATCAGGGCGACAACCCGTCTGCCGAATTGTTCGCCGAGAAAGATGCGGTGTTTGGTAAGGCCGAGAAGAACTTGCTGCACGAAAACTCGCCCGGCCTCTACACGTTGATAGACGACAAACATGTCGCGATGTTTGCCGACAAAGGTCTGGTTGCGTGGTGCGACAAAGAAGCTAAGGAGCTATTTTGCACGAAGCCCTGGAAAGTAGTGGATTACAAACACAAGAAACCCGAGCCGTCGAGCAGCGGGTGAGGCCGCGTTTCGAGTTGCGGGTATCTGTGCCACGTACTCCAGTGACCGTCGAGCATTCGATGGAACAGTTCGCCGCGTTCGATGGCAAGCTCTATGAGTTGGTCGAGGTGGCTTCGACGCTTACCGGCGAGTGGACGCTCGACTATGTGTGGAAGATATGCCGCTAAAAAAAGAAGCCGCCCCTCGAAAGAGGCGACTTCTCTCGTGTCATGTCATGACGCGTCGTGTCGAGTCAGGACGCGTCTGGTCGTGTCTCGTCTCGTCATGTCACGAGATCATGAATTTAATTGCAAATTTGAGGGCCGTAAATGCCAGATATCCGACTAAAACAGTCAGCTAAGTTTCCGCGCGGTACTGTTCAAGTTTCCGTTCCCGACGCCTTCGCCGACTGGGCTGCACCAAGCTGGGTCGAGACACCGGAATCCGCCCCGCTTGCGCCCGCGTACGAGGTAACAATCGACTGGCGCGTCAGCGAAGGCGTGGTCGATGAAACACAAAGTCTGGCGACTGCGGTGATGATCGCGCTTGGCAGCGATGCGCTTGCCGATCTTGCCGACGAATTGCCCGACAATCTCGACAGCGATCGTCGCGGATGGTGGGGAGACATGGACGCGGCCGAGATTTGGGACGGCTGGGCGCTCGGCACGCGGCTGTGGGAGATGCGTCGCGATGCTATTCGGCCGGTGAACTATCACCATGGTGCCACCGCGATCAAGGCCGAGATGTTTGTGCGCGAGGCGATGAAGCCGTTCGTGACGGCCGGAATCATTTCCAAATACACGGTCGAGGTTGATCCGCTCCCACGGATGGAGCGCATCGACGTACTGATCTCTCTCTTCCGCGCCAACGCGCCAGCGGTGCAGCTTCGGTACGCGTATCTCTATGACGAGATCGGCAAGAATGTGGTGACACCGCAGCGGCTTCTCTGATGCGGCTGGCCAATTTTCTTCTCGCTGTCATCGCCTTCGTATTGATTGTTGCGTACTGGGAACGCGTCTCGGAAGCGCTCGGGACCATCATTGCCATCATTGCCATTCTGCTCGTACTTGCCGCAATCAAGGAAGCCAATCGTCGGAGAAGAGAATAACGATGCCTTGGACTACGCCGACCCTTGCTCAAGTTCGTCGCCAGAACCGCGATTATATCGCGTCGCGGCTGAACATCGCCTTGGTTCCAAACTCGATCACGCGCGTCGTGGCGGATGCGC